AGATCCTTCGCGTTCAGAGAAACGATCTTGTCCGTTAAGTTGTAATTTGGCAGTTACAACTGGGTTCTCACCCCAACAATGCATGTCAAGGGCAGTCTCGGCAAGAACGAAGGTTCCAGCATCGGAAAGTCCAGAGGCAGTTGCAGTGTTTCCATTTGCAGTGAATGCGGCGTAATCAGCTCCAGCAGTTGCCCAATCAGCATCACCTCCAGCACTGGCAACATCATATGCACCTGGTAATTGGAATAATCCAGTAGATGCTACGATGAAAGAATTGGATCCACCAGTGGCATCTTGTCCACCGAATGCATGGATAGCATTTGGTAAAGCATCAATGGCATCAGTGTAGTTGAATGGTTGAGCACCAAGAGTCTTGTATAGGGTAGTTCCAGACTCAAGGGATGAGCAGTAGTCAACGTTGGAATCAGGTTGAACAACCCAGATCAATTCCTTACATGGGTGGTTGAAGTTAAGTTTGATCTTGTTTGATGAAGATCCAACTGATTCGTCACCAGTGAATTGAAGTTGCTCAATAAGGTATTCGTGAGGGTTTTGTGCCATCTTTCTGCGCTCATCGGTATCAAGGAAGATATAGTCAACGTATAAAGATGCGGCAACAAGGGATTGTTGGTAGGCACTGGTAACTGATTGGGTAGATCCATCAGTGGAGGTCATGGATTTGACGGCCCACAAGCACTCTCCAATAGGACGGAAATCAATGTTGATTTTGACTTCGTGGTATTGAAGAGCGATCAAAGGAAGAGCAAGTCCAGGGTTTCTGCAGAACCAAAACAACAAAGGAATGTAAAGGGTGGTTTCTGGTAAAGCGTTTCTAGGAGCGCAAACTTGGTTAGGTCCTCCAGATGATGAACAAGCACCGGCAACATCAGCGAAGGTAGGATCGGTGATGTATACTAATTGGGTGGTATGTCCAATCATCTTGAAGTATCCGCGTTGTTGTTCAGATGAAAGGGTGACTTGGTTCCAGATGTGCATCCAGTCACCATATTGGCGGTCAATTCTTTGGCCTCCAATTTCAACCTCAACTTGGGAAACAAGTTGCTCACCAACGTAGTCTAACCAACGAGCATAGACACCACTGGTTCCAGAGGTGGCTTGGGATTGGTTGATTTCAGGAAGAGTGACTTGTAAGTAGGTTCTGTAAGCCAAATCACCATTTCTGGAGATGGTGCAGGTAACTCTGCGTCCAAAATCGGCTTGTCCAGAGAAAGTTTGCTCGATGGATTCCATGGCAAAGTTAGTGTGTCTGCGGTATGATACCTTCCAAAAGGTAATTTCAGGGGTTCCGGTAAGGAAAACGTCTTGTGCGCCGTAGGCGACTAGTTGCATTAGTGCTCCACCCATTTTTCTAGGTTATATACTAATCCAAGAAAAAAATTTCGAGATATTGCTAAATTAAATATAATTGTGAAGTAATGTGGCCTTTTTTGTATAATACAGTATATTTATACAAAATCATAATACAATTAACCGTATTATGCATTCAATCCAGTTTCAATTCTGTAAATTTGATATAATAAAATTTTCTAAATAGTTTTCCTGGAAAATCTCGCGCTTGTTTTCGTGTTTTTTCGTAAAAATATAGTTTTCGGCAGATTTTTTAATTGACCAACCATCATTTAGAGCATTATTTAGAAACATCAATTTTTGAAAATGTTTCCGGTCCATTTTTACAATGTCTTGTATTTCTAAATGTTTTTGATTGTCCATTAAATACTATACTATTTAGGAATATTGATAATGACATATTTTTACGAAAAATAATATTTATTGTATTTGAATTGTATCGTAAAGCATAGACATACATATTATACTAAATCACTCGAAAAATATGTTGTGGTTCACAATTGCGCCATAAAAATCACAATATTACTGCAGAAATCATAAAAAATTATTTATTATGCAAACAGAAACATAAAAAAGCCACCCTATAAAATGTATGAACCAAAATAAAAAATTAATAGTAAAAAATTCGCATAATGCGAATACAATCGATGAGAAACATACCGAAATGTTGAATCATTTTCACGATCTAGAAATAAATATTATTCCGAATATGATAAAGGAGAAAAATATATTGAAAAAAAAAATACATCAGCTAGATAATAGTAAAATTGATACGTGTATGGATATTCAAGATAAAATACGAAAACTGAAATTAGAAATTCAACAACTCAAATCGAAAAAGAAGGAGTATTTGTTAGAAAATTCAAAACACATTTTTGAATATTTTGAGGAAAAAAAGAAGGTCTCAAGCGGAGATAATAATCAAAATGTAAATATACTCAACTCTTTTTTTAAGATCAGAGCAAAAACACAAGAATCTTCAAATCCTAATAGTGAAAAGTATATTCAGTCAAAGAATTCTTATTATAATTATTGGAAAAATGTAAATAATGAAATAATAGATATACATGATTTTATTGTTCCATCTGACATATGTGAAATATGTCATCAAGGAGAGCTTATTCCACAAGACGAAGAAGGAATTTTAATATGTAATAATATGAAATGTGGTAAATTTATTACCTATATTGTAGATAGTTCAAAACCAACGAACAAAGAGCCACCGAATGAAGTATCCTACACCGCCTACATCCGTCTAAACCATTTTAAAGAGATATTATCGCAATTTCAAGCCAAAGAGACTACACAAATACCCGACGAGGTTATTTCGGCGATTCGAAATCGCATTAAGAAAGAGCGCATTACAGACATGTCTCTCATCAATTACGATAAAATGCGCGATATTTTGCGCAAATTAGGACTAAATAAATATTTCGAACATATTCAATATATCAATTCGATGTTTGGTATTAAACCACCAATTATGAATGAAGAATTACACGAGACCCTATGTGTATTATTTATTGAAATACAGAAGCCATGGGCAGTGCATTGTCCAGCGAATCGAACTAATTTTTTTAATTATACATACACACTTTATCAACTCTGTGTATTGCTAGATCAAACTCAATATTTACCATATATTCCAATGATGAAAGATCGAGAAAAACAATTGGAACAAGATATGATATGGAAGAAGGTGTGTAATGATTTAGATTGGGAGTTTTTCCCAACGGTGTAAACAAACGAATAATATTGTTTATTGAAAACAACATTATTTCACATTAAATTTATACAGCGGCAAGTTTTAGACCTCCGACTAAACCTGTGCCTAGACCAAATCCGGCTCCTCCACGCATGGATGAACCCATCGATGGAACAAACACATCTAGAATGCTAAAGGCGGCGGCAGCGGTCAAAGCAATAACAAGGATTTCTTCAACATTAAGTGCTTTACGTGGGACAATCATTGCAACAATTGCAACGGCAAGACCTTCAATTAGGTATTTGATGATACGTTTTACTAATTCAGCTAAATCAAAACTGGAGGACATTCTCACTATTATATAATAATAGTAATAAAAAAAAATAGGAATATATATTTTATTTAAAAAACACTTAAACATATATTTCCCTAAATACATTATAGAATGTCTGGGTTCGAACGAAAAAATCTTGATAATGGAAAACCAAATCCTAAATACATCGATTTATGTGATGAGGATACACCGATAGCCGGGCAAAAATTTGTCTGTATGTCATTTGTTTCACCCGAAAAGATTTTGAAGAAGCGTGAATTATATTTTTTCGATCATTTTCTAAAGCAATGGGATTTCACTAAATCAATGACTAAATTTTTTGATTTTATCCATTTCTTGTCTTACAAATATAACCTAAATGTGGAGGATGTTATGAATGATTTCAATGAATTCTCTAAAGAGGAAGAGGTAAAATTAAAGGAATCAACGGTAGACGACGACTTTCATACATTTATGGACAAGAATGAAGACCGTATTGCTACACAATTTCAACGAGAGAACGCATTCCAAACATCTGTAAGAGGATTGAAAGTTCGTGGTGTATTTTCAACCCAAGAAGAGGCCGAAATGCAATGCAAAAAATTGCGTGAGTATGATCCGAATCACGATATTTTTGTAGGACCAGTGGGTATGTGGATTCCTTGGGATCCGGATGCTTACAAGACCGGACGCGTCGAATTTATGGAGGAGGAGTTGAACAAACTTCATCAAGAAAAAATGAAAAATGAGACCAAAGCAAAGCAAGAATTTGAACAACGTATTAAAGATACGAAGAAGAAGGCAATCGAGGAAAACATTAAATTGGCCGAAAAATCGGGTAACGTATTGACCCAAACCATGGATGATCAAGGTAATTTGATTGGCGTTCGCGAGACGGTTGATTTCGAGGAACGCGAAGCAGCTGACGTGGAGACTACAAATATTCGTAATGAAATGTTACGTGAAAATGTGATTAAACAGGATGACGTCAATTCTACCGCCGCAGTAAACGAACAACGCGCTGACAGTATTCAAGTTGAGATGGATACGGATGTATAATATATTTATTCACGTTGATAAATATATTATTCTTCAATATGAATTGAAAACAGTAGAAAAATATTACAAAAAATTGAAATACTTTTTTACAAAAATTATATAAAACAACCCAAAAAAAACCAATCTAAAATTACTTAAATGTCCGCAATAACCCAACCTGAAATTATTCACCCTAGTTCACTCGAAGATAATCCAAATGTCTTTGTTGTACCTACTTCTAGGGTGAATACTGCTCGCTGCTGTTCCTTTTGCCAATCTACCGGGCACAATATTCGAAAATGTAATCATACCGATATCGAAAAATTACATACATGTGCGCAGTTTATGTATTTAACGACCTGTCGTTATTTACGAATTTATCCAAATGGAGAAAAAACTCATAAAAAATGGATAAAACATTTATCTACGAGTGATTGTAAAATCTTGGCAAAATTAAATCGATTGGATTCAAATCCGCGAACAACTTTACACGAGTATAGCGAAAAATTGCATACGTATTACATTGAGTATGCTGAAAATGAATTACGTAACGACCATTCGCCCAATCCAAGACAAATTATTGATATATATTTTCAAGAAAATTACGACTTATTCAGCCGACTTGTCGCGAATCTAGATAATTGGTCAAACTTAAACGCAATGAGTTTTGCTATAGATAAATTAAAAATTATTATACAAAACAGTGGACGACACCTCTTGGATATGGGTCGTATTCGATATTGGTTAAATAATCATATGGACTTGTATTACCGTGTTCATCAATTACCAGGTGTTAGTGCAAAAATGCCAATAAAGACAAATCATAATTCGTCGTTGATGAAGGAAACTCACGACGAATGTCCAATCTGTTATACCGATATGACGAATGACACGATGGTTCAACTTGGTTGCAACCATTCATTTTGTGGCGACTGCGTCATTGGTCAAATCAAATCAACTAACAAAGTAACGGTCGATTGCGCTATGTGTCGCTCTACCATTAAAGAATGCAGTAGTGCATCAAACCAATTATTACAAAAAATAACATCAACTCTTGCTTAAAAAATAAAAATAAAACGTGGGTCTTTTTACTCATTTTTTATGTGATTGCCCAATCCTTTACCCTTTACTTTTTTTTACATTAATGGCCGGGGCGGCGCCTTTCTTTTTCGATTTACTAGGATCATATGCTTCATCTTCGTCATCTGAACCCATACTTTTAGAGATGTCCCAGAATTCTTTCGATCCCAATTTAAAATCTGGCCGCGTCTCTGCTTTATACCAAAAAATTTGGTCTTGTAGCTTGTTGGATTTTGAATTGTTATTTATTACTAAACATTCGTAATTCTCCGTGGTTTGATCCATGATTGAATTAAATGCCTCTAACGTGGGAAACATGGACGCATAATTCTCCCATATTCTTTTGCGATTTGTCATATATGGCTCTCTCAAAATAAACACATAATCTATATTTGTTCGAAGATTGGGTGGAATACCCAAAGGATATTGCATGGTAATGATCAACATTACCTTCCAATGTCTACCGTTCATGAATAGCAATCGCATCATCTTATCGCGTGTCCATGATTGATCATATAGACAATCATCTAAAATGACAAATGCTCTCGGATCAATCGTAGTTTTACGATACATTTCAATTTCTTTGTTTACTTGTTTCAGAACAGTTCTTTGTCGTCTCAAGACATTTTCAATCAAAACAGTATTATATTCCTCGTGTATGAAGAGCTTTGGCACATGACCAGCATAAAATCCATTACCGGCTTCTGTTCCGGATATAACGGTTCCAATCGGACTGTCTTGGTGATGATACAATAAATCTCTCACCAAATATGATTTACCAGTATCACGTCTCCCAATCATTACAATAACCGGGCCTTTATTTTCATCCGGCTTGAATGTAATTGATCGCATATCGAATTTTTTAAGCTCTAGTGTCATTGTTTTCCTAAATATGAATTTATCTATATGTATAAAATATTATTGGACCAGCAACGTATATAAAGAGGATTTCTCTATACAAATAAGTTTAAATACATTTGTTTTAATATTCTTCACTAAATATAGAGAAAAGTATAAATGACAGATTTAGGAAATGAAAAGTTTAAAATAGATTATTGTAAAACAAATGAACTCGATTTAGAATATTTAAAAGTAGAAGAAGTATCAAATATCATTGATAAAACGAACGGATATGAACCATTTGCTATATCCATGTTGCAAAATTACAATCCAATATACGGCATTTTTTTTGAAATGAACGATTCAAACTATCATCATATTTCTTTAAATAACCGATATCATTTTGTGAATATGAAAACCGTCGAATCTTTAGAAGAAAAAGATAGACACAATCAAGAAGTATTTATTAAATTCTCTCCATTGGTCGACCCGGTAAGATATATGATCGGGAAATTTAAGAATTCGGCGGACAAAATGGTAGTTTTACCAAATCTAACAAACAAAAGTGAATGTTTAGAGAATGTGATAGATCCGAATAATGCAGCATATACTGATTGTTTTTTCAGTTATTTAAGCAGTCAATTGCTACATCATCATGGATTTGTTCACGGAATTGATTTTTATGGTTCTTTTATGGGAGTTCAAAAAAAATTCAAAGCAAATGTAACCGATGATTTAGAATATTTAAATAATTCTACACATTTTAAAGACAATGTAGGAGTATTATTTGCAGTATCTGAAACGCAAACAAAAGATATTTTACAGTATGGATCCCGTGGTAATAAGAAAAAGTTGGTGATTTCAACATTGTCGAATGATCATAATATATCCGCTATTTCCGTTTTAGATATAGAATCATCTGAAAATAAAAATAATGAAACCGCCGATGATGGTGAACTTGTCTATAATAAATCGATTCGCTCGAAAACTAGCAGTAGCAGCTCATCTGACGATTCTGATAAAAGTGATCTTAATTACACGAGTGACGAGGGGGAGGAGGAGGATGAGGAGGATGACGATGATGGGGAGGACGAGGAGGACGAGGACGAGGACGAGGACGAGGATGATGACGAGGATGATGATGATGAGGAGGATCATGATGAGGAGGAGGAGGAGGAAGTATTTGCATATATTAACGATTTCCCCATGCAAATGATATGTCTAGAAAAATGCAAAGGCACGATAGATGAATTATTCGAAAAAGACATGTTTGATAATAAAGAAGGAGCATCTGCCATGATGCAACTCCTAATGACATTAATTACTTACCAGAAAGCATTTCATTTTACACATAATGATTTACATACAAATAATATAATGTATATTGAAACGGACCAACAGTTCTTGTATTACATTTACAACGGAAAATATTACAAGGTTCCTACCTATGGAAAAATATATAAAATAATTGACTTTGGTAGAAGTATTTATAAATATCAAGGTAAATTGTTTTGCAGTAATAGTTTTGCTAGTGGCGGGGACGCCGCAACACAATACAATTTTGGACCATATATGGATGAAAATAAACCGCGTCTTGAACCGAATATGAGTTTTGATTTATGTAGATTAGGATGTTCCATATTTGATTTTATGATGGAAATTGACGACGATCCCAGAGATTTAGATGATTTTCAAGAAACAATTAATCGATGGTGTTTAGACGATAATGGTAAGAACTTTTTATATAAAAAAAACGGTGATGAGCGATATCCTAATTTCAAACTATATAAAATGATTTCTCGCACAGCACATAAACATTTGCCACATGAACAATTAGATTATCCTTTTTTCGCACAGTTTGAAATTTCGGGGAAGAAGATTAAAAAAATAGACAGCTCTATAATGAATATTGATAAAATACCCGTCTACATATAATATATCATCTCTATATAAGAGGCATGTCTAACAAAAAATCTGAACAAAATAGAAAAAATATTAAAGGTAAACATAGAAAAACGATGCGAAAAAAACCCAAACATGTAAGATTTGCAAAAAGACTGGCCCATTTTCATACGTTTCGAAATAGGAATCCTATCGAAATCCCCCCTGCGTCAAAATGTGCCGAACCACCCAAAGAAATAAAATCGGCACTGGTTTCAAATATTCTATAAATAAACGACTTAAAAATTTATTCCTTTATTATGTATTATGAAATATATAATAAAATCAATTATGAAAAGACTTACAAAAAAAGATTTACCAAAGCCGTTGGGCAGGTGGAATATAGATTATTGTAATAAAAAAACTGATAATAAGGTCGATTTATCGAATGAAGATCACTGTGGACCATGTGGACAATATGCAATAGATAAAAGTCCGGTCATAGAAAAACCGGTATTTTTAGATAAAGATGTATCGAAATAATGTTAAGTGTATACACCTTTGGACATTTAAGTTCGCACAAAAATACGAATCAAATAATCCAACGTTTAGGTTTTTCATACCTTATGTATATTTTGTTTATAGCAATTCGGTAAAACTGCTTGATTACTTTTGATTTCTCTACATAGATAACTTGGTCTTTCTAAGTTATGTATTGCTTGATATGATATCTTGTAGATGTTTGATGAACCATTGCGGTCTCTGTTCCACTCGCCACACCCACTCTTACAGCGTAGTAGCCCGTGAACCAACCGCATTTCATCGTATTTTCTTTCTTTCTTTGGATTTGATGTATTCTTCTTTGGTTTTGGTCTTGGATTTTTTCTTACCATATACTTCTCACACACTCCACCATTACAATTGGAACATTTACAAGAACTCCTAAACTCATCTACTAAAAACACAAAGTATTTGTTTTTACGAAGCAAACTTCGCATTCCTATTCCTAATGTTGGTTCTTTATATTTCATTTGTTGGCGTTGTTCCCAATCACCTATACAAATAACAACCTCATCGGGATTACCATACATTTTCCTAAAATTACTAATCATCTGTTGTTCATTACGCTTGATATTGATATGCCTTCCAAACTTTAATTTACGAAACAAATGCTTCGCATAAAACCCAAATAATATATTATTTATTCGGTTCTTCACATTTATGTAAGTCTTGAATTTGTCTATTTGAAGTGTCTTGCGGTTATACAAAGATAACTCGGTTTCATAATCGATAACACTTTTATTCGTTCCTTCACCTTCTATTTTATTGGTTTTCATTGCTAAAATGATATTGTTGTATTTTTTCATTTTGGTTTCTTTTCTTCGTTGATTTTGTGAATACCGAAATATATTTGCATCTTTGGAAGCATTGTCCACGCAATAAATCAAATCTTCTTTTCCTGGATCGACGCCAACAATCTTCTTATTTTGTAAACTGGAATAATCATTCAATTCATCAATATACAATTCACGTGATATGCCTTTTTTAGCGCTTGGTAATCGTTTCCCTACCAAATCATCTCGTATGAATAATACAGAAACACCAACACCATCGGTAGAAATCATATGATGAAACGAAAACCCCGTCTTACGAAACACCTTCTTTTCTGTGCGGAAAAAGAAGTTCCATATTTTATCTTCGTGCTTCTTGGTATTACCTTGATTGCTGTAATCACTTTTCTTTCCTTGTTCTTTTCGTAACAGCAAATATACCAATGTAATCGTATCTAACCGAATATAACCAGGAGCAATACTGCTTCTCAATGGAAAAACATTACTTATGGTTTCCAACTCATTTTCAACGTGTTTCATCATCGTAATCATAGAAGGAAAATAATCCATTGGTTTACATTTCAAATCATAATAGATGCTTTGTTTTTGGAACTTATCCTTGTTGGGAAGTATATGCTTCTTTTGTTGGGTAATCCATTTATGATAATATGATTTGGCTGTATAAGCAACACTATTATCAACATTTAGCAAATCATTCTTTATTTTTCGCAGTTCCTTTTCCAAATTTCTAATCCGGCCTTCCTTTTCTTTTTTGGTAGGAAATATTTTTCGTATCTTCTCAACGAGCATCTTTTTTTTCCAAACAACATTTACAAAACGTTCCACATAATCCACGTAATGTAATTGGATGTTATTTTCATACATGGTCATAATGTCTTCACATAAATAGGAAAGCACATTACTCATATATTCATAATCTAATTGTTCTGGTTGTGTATATGGTTTGTAATGTTCATTGTAAAAATCATTAAGTTTGTCTTTGAGTTCAACCGTTTCTTTCTTTGGCGGTTTCCCTTGATTGGTATGCTTTTCACCACAAACAATTTTCATAACATTCAAAATCAACACCTTATCAATGTCAGGTAAGGTATGATTATTTGTTTCATAATGATTAAGCAAATACAATTTTAGAAATTGTAAAGTATGAATAACGATTTTATGTGCCTTGATAACCACATCGTTAATTTTCTTCGTGTTTATTTCAGGGTGTTTCATAATGCTTTTCAGAGAGGTTTTGGTGGATTTGAAAAACTCGGGTGGTTTTTCTTTTTCTCCCATTCTATATTATACCTAAAGATATTTATTTAAGTGTTTTTAACGAAAAAAACAATTATCTCTAAATATTTTCATTTTGGTTTTCTAATTCTTTTAATTTATCTTTTCTTTTCAAATATGCTTTTTTGTTTCTTTCTTTAATTACCTCGGGTGGAACAATATAATTTGTTGTTTTTTTGTAATTTTTAACTTTTTGTATAATTTCCTCTTTATGATTTTCATAAAATTGTTTACTTCTTGATGGGGCTGTGTATTTTTTGAGATGTTCTTTGGTCTTGATTAATTCATCTTGTAGTCTTTTATTGTCTTCTTCTGTAATTTTTAATTTGTTTAATAATTCTTCATTGTTCATCGTTTAGTATAATATTATAAATATTATTTATGTAAGTTATCATAATATTTATTTTGTGCGAACTTAAATGTCTAAAGGTATAAAATATATAGAAAAAATATATATTCTATACTAATGCCATATTTCAAACCAATCAATACTCTCTATATTCATGTTCCGAAAACCGGAGGTATGTCGATCGAAGAATATTTTTATTCTAAAACAGGAATAGATAAAAACGAAAACAGTATATACGGTTGGTATTTTGATAAAATGAATCGAGTTCGTGTCCCCCTAGAACGGTCTCTACAGCATTTCACTTATCAAGAGATCCTTAAGGAAAAAACATGGTTCGATTTCCAAGAAAATCCCCAAACGACCATCATCGCCTCTGTGCGTAATCCATATGACAGAATTGTCTCCGATTTATTTTGGGCAAAACGCATAACCCAATGTTCAACGAAAGAAGAAGTGGCCGATGCAATTGTCTTTTATTTACACAAGGATTTGGCGCATCCATATGATAATCATAAATTACCTCAATTCAAATTTTTCACCGATGAATTTGGAAATGTGTTACCGAATGTAAAAATAGTTCGCACGGAACATTTAAAAGAAGATATGCGCAAATTGGGATATCACGATTTTGACCTTCATACCAATAAAAACAGAACAGGTATAGAAATTGATTATCGCGCCCTATTAAATGAGGATGCAGTAAATACAATTCGAAACTATTATGCGCAAGATTTTACTATATTTAATTATTCAACTGAATTATATCCAGAGCCTACTAGCAATATATCAAATGAGCTTAATACATCATCCTACAATGCAACCATAGTGACTGCGTTTATGAGTAATATAAATGTGAATAAGGTTCGTTGTCTCGATACATATATCGAATATGGTAAAAAATTGCTCTCTATTCCGAACCCGAAAGTTATTTTTATGGATTCGTATTCATATAATAGTTATTTTAAGGATGCAGAGGAACTAGCCGTTTACCCCTTCACCAAATTCATTATATATGAAAAAGAACAAATCTATCTCTACAATTACAAGGATCAATTAACCAAATTCAAAATAAATACCGGGAATCCAGACAAAGATACGCTGGATTATATTTTCGTCCAATGTAATAAAACCGAATGGGTCCAGAGAGCGATCGATTTGAATTTCTGGAAAACTGACCAATACATATGGATAGATTTTGGTATATATCATATGATTCGGGATGATGAAAAATTCACACAGGGAATTCACCAAATGGTCAACAAATCATATAATACTCTGCGTATAGCATCGTGTAAATGGAAAGATTATTCCATATCGTATAATGTATATGAAACGATTACGTGGACATTCGCCGGTTCCGTATTTGGAGGCGATGTTGAATCGCTATTAAAATTCGCGTATTTGGCAAAGGCCGAAATATTACGAACCATACGTCAACGAAACCATATCATGTGGGAAATCAATATGTGGTATATAGTAAATAAGAAAAATCCAGAATTGATGGAGTTTTACAATTGTGCACATGATATACGAATATTGTATAATTATTAGACACGTGAAGGATTGTTCACACCTTTATTTTGGCAATACAAAACGATAAGCGTCTTTGCACATATCTACAATATCATATTTTGCTTTCCACCGTAATACATTTTCCAATTTGGTAGTATCGCAATATACGGAACCAATGTCACCGTCTCGTTTAGGTAAAAATTCATAAGGAACCACGACCTGGTTGGTTTCACAGAAAGTGCGGACTAATTCTAATACGCTGGTCGATTTACCCGTTCCCACGTTAAATATATCAAATCTGACATCTTCACTGGATTTGATGTATTCTAAAGATTTACTATGAGCTTCTGCCAAATCGAGGACATGGATAAAATCGCGCTCCCCCGTTCCATCTCTCGTTTCATATGTATTGCCAAATACTTTTAAATAAGAATAAATTTTATCCATGGTCGGGTCGATGTTGTTTTTCATGGCCACTTTTAATATATACGGCATTAGATTGTTTGGAATTCCATTGGGATTTTCGCCAATGAGGCCGGATGGATGTGCACCGACCGGATTGAAATAGCGTAAAATCACGATTTTGGTGGATGCACCTGACTTATGGAAATCCGCCAATATTTCTTCAATAAAGTATTTGGTTTTACCGTAGGGTGATGTTAAATGTGCGCCGACTTGTGCTGTTTCTGGTAATGGTGATTCGCCATTTCCATATACTGTCGCCGACGATGAGAAAATCAAATGCTTTGTTTCATACTTTTCACACAGGAAGAGCATATTGAGTGTGCTTACTATATTATTTTGGTAATACATCAATGGTTTGACGATCGATTCGCCAACTGCTTTGTGTGCAGCAAAATGAATGATGCTTTCAATATGGTAACTGGCAAAGACTTCTTCCATCTTGTCCATACGGGTAATATCGATATTAAAAAATAAGGGGGATTTTCCGGAGATTTCCTTTATTTTATCCAATACGTCGACCAGTGAGTTACTTAAATTATCTATAATAATAACGTCGTAGTTTTTTTCCAATAAATCGACCACGGTATGTGATCCAATAAATCCTAGACCGCCACTAACCAATACGTAACTCATTATATACATCATAATAAACGAAATATTTAATATGATTTATGATCTAAATATATATTTGCAAATACTGGTTTTGAACCCATTGAAACTGGAACTGGCGGCGACGGTATACGCACCGAAATTTTCGACATATACCCATTCACCAATGGCTAATTCGGGCAACATGACATTTTCACTGATTAAATCTACGCTATCACAAGTAGGACCGAAGAGACGACTTTTATGTAATTTTCCGTCTCTCTCATTAAATGGTAAAATGGTGGGATTACTATGATCGAAATAGATGCAATTGAAAGAACCATATATACCGTCATTCAAATAATATACTATCACTGGTTCGTCATCGACCGTAATTTTTTTCTTACCAATAACATTTAGAACCAGTGTATGGGTTTTTTCCGCAAAATACCTGCCCGGTTCCGATATAAATTGAATACTTTCATTTGCCAATTCGTCGCCAAAAAAATCGTGGATACCTTTATTAATACTATTCGCAATATCCTCGAATTTAATATTGCGATCTAGACCTGGGAATCCACCACCAATATCAATCATGGATATACTTATTTTCATTTGGTTGGCGATATCACTGGCTTCTCTACATGTCTTGATTGCATCGTAAAAATTATCGGCCGATGTGCATCCACTACCGACATGAAAACTGAAACCGACCACTTCTAGTTTCAGGGTTTTCGCAATTTTCAACAATTCATCGACTTGTTCCAATTTGCAACCAAATTTTTTATTGAATTGACATTTACTTTTACTGTCATCGACAGCTAATCGTAGGACAAGTTTTGCGTAAGGATGGTATAGTTTGATTTTGTATAATTCTTCTTCGCAATCAAATGTCATGAGGTCGACATCATTTGCTCTCGCATATCTAATTTGCGATGACATTTTGCACGGATTGGCGAAGATGATTCGGGATGGGTCTTTGGTAATTTCGATAATAGTTTTCATTTCATTTTCACTTGCACAATCGAAATTCGCGCCCAAAGATGCCAATACATCGAGAAGGACAGGGTTCGGATTGCATTTCACTGCATAATATGGTTTTACGTCGGGCAACAATTTGGTCCATGTGCTATAGGAACTGGTAATCTCACCCAAATCGATAATATAAAAAGCGCGTTCACTTTGATTATCTTCTAAAAAATCATTGATGATGTTGTAGGTAT